CGAGCATCTGCAGCGATTTCACGTCGCTGTCGGCGGCGTGGCCGCAGCCGGTGCCGTAGGGATCGTCCATGTTGACTTCCCAGCGCGGCGCCAGCACCGGCCAGCGGTCATAGCCGCTGACCCGCAGGAGCTTGTCGTCCCTGCCCTCTTCCCAGGTGACGCTGCGGTACTTCTTGCCCTTGCTGCCGAAGCTGCCCGGCTCGAACTCGTCATTGGGCTCGATGCAATGGATCAGCATGACGTTGCCGTCGGCGCCGGGCTTGCCCTTGCGCCGCTTGACCTCGGCCGAAACCTTGTCCTCGCCGTACTCGCGGATCACGTTCCTCGCCGGCAGGGCAAAGCGGCGGATGAAGGTATCGGTCACGCCGCGATAGTCGTTCGCCAGCCAGTAGGTGCCGACGGTCTGCGGGTAGAAGCGCATGACATCGTCGAAGTCGGGCTGCATCAGGCAGCACGCCGTGCCGAAGCCGCCGACCTCGCCGTAGAGGAGGTGAAGCGTCTGGTAGAGATTGCTCTGGCCGAACACCATCAGCATCCGCTCGGCGACGCCGTCGGTCCACGTCTTGACGGATGCGAGGTCCGCGACCTTCGGGTCCGGCACGGTGAGGCGGAACCACGGCTGGGTGCGCGGCGTGAGCCCGCCCATCAGGCCGGCGCGCAGGGTGTTCAAGGCGAAGCGGGCGACCTGGTCGTAGATCGCGCCGTCCTTCTTGGTGCCGCGGTCGGAGCCGTTGGGCGTGCGGAAGAAGTCGCCCCTTTGAGGAATTTGATATCTCGCGATATCGCGCCAGCCCGGCTCCCAACTGTTGCGGATGGTCTTCAGCTCGCCGAAGCGCGTGTTCAAATGTTCCGCAAGGTCGCGCTCGCTGGCCACGCTAAGCCCCGGTCAGGGTCTTGAATCCCTGGGAGCCGGTGACGAAAGCCGGAGTCAAAAGCCCGGCCGCCCCGCCGACGTTTTGCACGGTCGCGCTATAGCCGGCTGCCGCTTGGCTCTTGCGTTTTTGATCCTCCCCCGCCTTGACGACGGCCGGGTCGAGCATGGTCGGCGACGGGCCGGGGGTCGGCGGCATCGCGACCTGGGGCATGGACGGAGCGGCGCCGAAGCACAAGGGGCGGCATCCTCAGCGAGGAACGGACACCACGGCTATACGCCAGAGTTATGGAAAATCAAAGCAGAACGGAGTGAGGACTCGCTTTAGCCGGGTGAGCGATCACAAATCCTGGCGGTGCGGGCAATCCCCACCAGCAGATCACGGAACGGCACGGTCGTGCCGATGCGAGGCGCACTGTCCCTGCCGCCGCCTCTCGCCCCGACCTCGCCGAGCCGCCTTGCCCGCGACAGTCCCATGCGCTCGACCACGGCAGGATCGAGCCGCGCCGGACTCCTGCCCCACGCCAGCGATGGCAGATCGACACCATGAGCGTAGAGCCATGTCGGCTTGCGCGCGTAGTGGCCGTAACGCCCCTGCTCGACGCAGCACGTCCAGCCGCCCTCGAAGTCGGCAACCACCCATGCGCCGTTGCGCGGCGGGTCGTGCAAGCCGAAAGCGCGCCACGCGTGCGAGTCGGCCGGATGTTCCAGCACGCCACCCCATCGGCGCACCGCCTGCAAGGCGGCGGCAAAGCATCCGTCGTCGTCACCTTTGCGTTTGCGCTGGCCGGTGCGCTTGATGGCGAGCGGCTGTCCCGCCCAGAAGCGACCCCAACGTTGGCAGGGCGGGTGAGCCACGACCGGCCACGGTCCGGCATAGCGGCGCGCGTCCCGCGCTTCGCCCCAAGGCTCGACGCCGTCGAGGCCGGCGTAGCAGCCGCCGGCCTCGACGTAGAGCGCAGCCACGCAGGGCACTGCCTCGCTCATAGCCCCTCTAGCGGATCGTAATCGGAACGGTGCAGGCTGCCCCGCACCAGCCGCTGCCCGGCATCCGGCGCCACCGTGCAGAGCGCGAGCCCGGACACGATGAAATACCGGCTGGCGTCCATCAGATGATCGTTGGTCTTGACCACGGCGCCCTTGTCGTCCCGGCGATACAGGCGGTACTCGGCGAGCCAGTTCTGCAGCGTCTTGAACACCTTGAGCCGGCCGGTCGAGAGGCGCTGCCAGACATCGAACAGCCCGGCCTCGACGCCGTTCTCGGCCTTCGACAGGCTGAGCCCGAGCTCGATGTAGTTCTCCAGCAGCTGCTCGCCGTCGCGTTGCCCCCTGCCCCGCGATGCCGGGTCGATCGCACCGTGCATCCAGTCGCCCCGCGCCCGGATCGCGGCGGCGTGGATCGAGGGCTCGGCCTGGCCGCGGTAGTGCTCGCTCCACAGGTAGACCACGTCGGTGTCGCGATCGTGCGCGCCCCACACCACGGCGGTGCGGTTCCAGCCCACATCCATGCCGTAGCCGCGCGGCCAGTACACCGGCATGTCGAACGGCTCGCACACGATGTCGCTCTCGGGCACCGGGTAGATCGCGCCGCTGCCGAGCTGCGGGATGCCCTTGGAGCGGGCGTCGCGCTGGTACGGCGGGATCGACTGCCACAGCTCGGCCTTCTGCTCGGCGGTCAGGTGCGGAACATCGTCCCAGGTGGCGCCGACGACCAACTTGCTCATGCCGCCGATGCCCAGCGCTCGCTCACGGCATACGATGGGAATGAAGGTATCTGGCGCCAGATCATGATCACAAATCCTCAGGAAGTTTACCGTCCACCAAAAATGAGAGAACCACGTCACTCATTCCGTCGATTGGGGTGAACGTAAGTATCATCAGCCCGTTGGTCGTCATGGTCCGCACCAGGCACTCGACATACACGTCCAGCGGCGGCTCCTCGTCGAGCCAGATGAGATCCTGCTCGGTGCCCTCGAAGCTGCCCCTGCCCTGCTGGTAGCTCTTGATGCCGAGCGTCGACCACTCGCCCGAGCGGTGCCTGATGCGCACGGTATCGGCGAGATCGGCAAAGCCGCCGCGCCAGCTCACGTCGCCGATCGCATCGCCCGGCATCACGCCCGTGCCGCTGAAGCGCTTGGATGGCCCGCCGCCCTCGACCCGGCCGAACAGCTTGGCCTGGACGATGTCGCGCGTGGTCTCATTGGTTTTGCCGGCAACCCAGGCGCTGATCGGGCGATCGTAGCGCTTGCCGGTCCACCAGTGCGGATAGATGCCGGTCATGTGCAGCGTGGTCTCGTAGCAGCCGACGCCCTCGGTTTTTCCCACGCGATTCGCGGCCAGGAACAGCCGCTCGCGATGCTCGATGCCGCCGGCGAAGAAGCGCAGGTGCTTGGGGTAGAGGTCGCGTCGCATCGGCCCGTCGTCGGGGTAGTAGGTGTCGATCCGGCGGCGTGCCTCGGCGTATTCAATGTCGTGTCGAAGCTGGCTCGCCAGCAGGCTCCTCGCTGCCGGGGAGAGCCGCGAGAGCCTCGAGGAGAGCGCGCTTATCCTCGACGGAGAGCTGATCGATGACATTGATGTTGGCCTCGATGTGCTGGGTGGCCTTGCCCCAGCCGCGATCGAGCAGGACCTCGGCGGCGGCGATGCGGGTGCGTCCGTTCTCGTCCTTCAGGCCGGCGGCCAGGACCTTGATCGAGGCGGCGGTGTGCTGGCGGGCCAGTTCCCTGATCTCGCCGACCTCCTTGGGACGGCCGGACGGGTTGCCGGACTGGCCTGGTTTCCAGGCGGTCGCCGGCGCCTTCCTGTGCTTCGATCTGTTAGCAGGCATCACCCCTCCCTCTCACGATAGCGATTGCCGGCCCTGCGGAGCCCGCTGGGCGGGTTCGCGGGGTTGGCTGGTGCTTGGGTAGCCTCATGTCCTGATAGCCTCATGCTGTCCTCCTCAACCCGGTGATGCAGAACCAGTCGGCGCAGGGCTTGCCGGCATGGCTCCACGCGCAGCGCGCGGCGGCGCCCTTGATGGCGATGACGGTCATGCGCCGGCCCCTGCCGCGCGTCCCGGTCTGGCGCACGGTGTCGTCGACGGCGAGCAGAGGGGCGTTGCCGGCGGCCTCGTCCTCGCGGCGCCATTGCCACCAGGCCTTCACCGATGCGCTGATGCGGTCCTTGGTGGACTCGGGGTGCTGGTAGGCGGTCATGCGGCACCCTGTCTGACAGCGGCCTCTTCC